TCTTTTTTAATAGATGCGAATTGAGCAGCAGACCCTTGTTCTGCTAGGGCTACTCTAAACTCTGCGTCGAATTCTTTTACGATAGAGTCGTCTACTTGAGCCGTCCCTGATAAATTAATAGTAAATGCCATTTCAATACTCCTTTAATTGTTAATGGTTTTTATTTTCCGTATTTCTTTTTAATAGCTTCTAAGTCCTTTCGACTCGTACAAGCGTCTAACTCTTCGTAGTACTTCTCGTGGTCGGTCTTATTAACGTCGTCGTTTTTAGGTTTTTTGTCTTCGCCGCTATCCATAGTTTTTTTCTTAAATAAGTAACTATGCGACTCTCTACATTTACCTACGAAGTCTTCGATACCACTAACGCTTAACTCGTCTTCGTTAATAGAAAGTAAGTCTTTATGGTCGGTAACTTTTAAAAGCATATCTACATCGTGGGCGTCTTTAGCGTGCTTAGACATTTCTGCTCTTAGTTTTTCTCGAAGTACGCCCTGCGTACGAGTCTCTAAAGTTTTAGAAAGTTTAGACTTCTCTTCTCTTTCTACTCTTAGTAACTCTTCGAGCTTACCTTGCTCTTCTAGTTTCGCTTTCTCTGCCTCGTTAATTTTTTCTTCAGCAGTTTGAGCGCGACTTTTATTTTTCTTACTTTCGTCTTCAAGTCTCTGCGCTTTACTTTCTAATGCCTTCGCCTTAGTACGCTCAGCTTCTAAGTCTTCTTGAAGTTTTTTAATCTCTTCTTCTGTCATTGTACTAACCCCTGAGCCTTCGCTCCTTGATCGGTAATGCCTTCGCCTTACCTAATTATTATTACCTAATTTTATTCTAAGATCAACTATACCGATCTGCAATCTTTTTAGCTGCCCTTTCTAGTCGGGTTAATATCTCTTCGGTTATAGTATTATTAAACTCTTCGCCCGACTTGGTAGGTAGCATACGCCTAACGGCTTTAGACTTACCCGCGCCGCGTCGGTTATGAATATCGGCGAGCTTATCTCGCCAGTCAAAAATAAGCCTAAAACTTTTAGCGAAGCCGCCAGTAGTAAAGACTTTTAAAGCGTTATGTAACTGCCCAGTTAATCTAAGAGTTACGGGGCTGGCTCTTTTAGTCGGGCTAGCTGCTGAAAAGTTAGGGTCTTCTACGCCTTCAAAATATACAGTTTTACCGCCGATATTTCTATACATACCCCTACCCCATATAGCTTGCTTATAAGAAGTAGAATACTTTTTAAATTTACCTTCGCCTTCTACTGGCGAAATGCCTTTAGTTATGTCTCTTAGTAAAGCCTGCCTAATAGCTTTAGGCGCTCTAGCGCTAAATTCTTTACGTACCTCTACTACTAATTTAGGTACAGCTTGTACTATTTTATTATTTTGTACTTTAACCCCTAGGGCTTTCTGTATCTTTCTTGGTATGGTTATCTTAACGCCCATTAGAGCCGCCCATTTTTTCGAAGCTCATTAAGTAGTAAGCCTTCTAAAACTTCGTCGCTAAATATATCGTTAATTTCTACGCTTACGCTATCAGGCGTTTCCGTTGCGCCGCTAATAGTACCTACTTCTCTAGTTATATTTTCGAAAGCGTCGTTAGCTTCTTCGAGCGTATCGAATTCTAAAACGTCTTCGACTTTATACCTATCGAGTATTCTATTTATGCCTTCTGTAATTGAGCTTTTAAAATTTTGGGTAACGTCTGGGATAAAACGACGTTTAGGGAAAGGGTCTTCTTTTGAAGCTGCCCAGTTTTTAGCTTCTTGGCTTAACTGGTTATGGCCGTCGGCTTTAGGAGCTTCGCCCCCTCTAACTCCTACTTCTAAAGTATCGCCGCCTAAGTCTCTTACTTTTAAAGCTGCTAGCAAGTCGCCGTCTAATTCTAGCTTCGCTAACCTTCTGCCTTTATGATTTACCTTCGCGTATTTCTTATCGAGTATTTTAAATTTACCTTCGCCTTCTACTGGACTAGTACCGTTACCGACGTTTCTAAGTATTTCGTTAAGTAGGTAGTTACCCGCTCTACGTTTAGCTTCTTCGCGCTGGTCGTCGGGTATACCAGTAAGGTCTAAAGATAATGTCTTAATAACTTCGGTTACGTTACTCATAACTTAAAATTACATTTACAAACTAGGCATTTTCTATACTTGGTATTTAATAACCCTGTATCGTTATAAAACCTAGTTAGCTTATGTACCCCCGCTAGGCATAGTATTTTATCTAAGAAGTTAATTTTAACTAAATGCTTACTTTTCATTTTCTTCTATGTCTTCGTCTTCTTCTTCAGGCTCGCCTAATAGGTCGCGCATTTTCTTAGCTCGCTTTTCGGCTTCGTCCTGTATTTCTTCTTCTCTTTCTCTAGCTTTATTATCGTCTAAGTTAGGGTTAATAATTAAATGTTTTTCGTGGGCTAACATTAGCCCTAGCTCTTCTCTAAGTCTTATATTTTCTAGAGTCTCTTTATCGCTAATAAGTACTTTAGGCTTTTCAAAATAAACTTCTATTTTATCAGAAGAGAAAATAGCGCTATTAAAATAGTCTTCGTAGGCTTTCAAAATTAAATATACTTCGGACTCTAAGCAGTCTGCATATAATTCTTGGTTACTTTCTATAATATCCTGAGTATCAGCTTCTTTTAATAATCTATCGAAGCCTGATTTAACCTGATCTACGCCGCCTTCGATAGCAGAGCTAGAAGTTATACCCTCGTCGTCTAATATCTGAAGTAGAGAAAATTTAAGTACTGATAGCTGTCCCATTAGATCAGGGCTGGCGCTAATATACTCGGCAGTAGTAGGCTTATCTGTATCTTTTTTAGACTGCGGTAAATTAATAGCGGTATGCATACCCATGTGAAGCTGTCTTAGCTTCATAGTTTCAGGGTGAGATATAGTTAACTGCCCATGCCCCTGAGAAGCCGACGCAGTTTTTAAGTCTGAAAATTCTACACACCAGTCTATAGCTTTATCTGCTAAGTCTGAAGGTACAGGGTAGTCTAATGCTGTATCTCTAGAAAGAAAGGCTACGGGTAGCCTATTAATTTCGTTAGCCTTAATCTCCATCATAGTAATATTAGGACGCCCTTCTATTTTCCCTTTAGTTATTACTCTTACGAAGTAGTCTTTATCGTAGAAAGAATATTTTTTAGTCTCTGCGCTCGTATCTCGCTGGTCTTCTTTAGTCGTCTGCTCTATACCGTCCATACCTTTAGTTACGTCTGTACCTGAGTAACTTAAAATAAAAATTCTAGGCTTACCGTAGTCGTCTGTAACTAAGTCGTACTCGTAGGGGGCTAACGCCTGAAGAGTATAAGAGCCTTCTAGCTCGTCGTTATTTTCTGGCGGGTTAGTATAAGAAAGCCATAGAGCTACGTACTTCTCTCTATTATAAATTCTATCGGCTTCTTTAAAAGCTCTACTAAATTTAAATTCGTTATATATCTCTTCGAGCTTTTTAGTTTCTCTTTCTGTTTTTAATTTTCTTTTAGGAGCGTTTTTGTAGGCTTTAGATTTTTTACTAATAACCTTTTCGACTATTCGTACGTTACCGACTCTAAATTTACTATGAGTCTCAGGGTATAAACCTGTTAGCCTTTCTTTAACGTGGTCTTTCTGCCTACCTTCTTGGCACTCGAAAGAAGTAAAAGAGTCTTTTTTACGTTTTATATTTTGGCTACTCTCAATGTCTTCGATAAGCGCATAGATATGCTCGCGCTTGGTTAGGTCTATATTTTCTACGTCTAAGTCTAAAGCCATTTTATTAATCCTAGTAAAAAGTTATTGCTGCGTTAGTTGTATTTAATTCGTACTCTACGCAATACCATATACCATAAGAAATAGCGGTACTCATATCTTGCCCTTCTGTAGTCTGGTCTTCGATATAGCCCGCATTTTCTTTTAGCCTTGTATTTCTAAAGCCCTTATTAACAAAATGGCAGTTATTAGAAACTGCTACAGCCATTACGCCTTCGCTATTTTCTAACTGTCCATTAGTTACGTTATGCCTATCTCTTAGAGGCGGGTTAACAGTAGGTACTTCTATAATATAGTCTAATACGTCGCCGTCTCTGCGTCTATAGTTAGCTAAAAAGTCTTCTATTATCTCGTAGTCAGTTAGTCGGCTTTTACTTGTACCGCTTCGACCAGTAGCGTCGCCATGTATTATTATCTCAGGGTTATGGGGTAAGTCGAAAATACCTTTACCCGCCCATTCATCTAAAGCGTCTTCAGTACGCGCCCCTTCTACTGCTACTTCGTCGAATATTGTAAAGCGTTTATTTTCTACGTTATCAGCTTTCTTGTTAAACTGGAAAGCAGCCGAAGACATAGGCTTACCTTTACTAATATTAAAGTCGAAAGTTAATCTAATGGGCAGCCTCTTAATATTTTTTACGTTAGTCTTTAAATGTTTATCAGGGTCGTAGTTATAATAGATAACGTCAGTATTAATATAGAGCCATTTACCATAAAGTAGCCGCTGTACCATTTTAGTATCGTACTTCTCTTTAAGAGAGTCGATATACCATTTAGGTAAAAAAGGATTAGAAGAAGTAACCGAGTAGTAAGTATGTCTATCGTTATTTTTTCTAGAATAAATATCAGTTATCTTTTTAGCGCCGTCTATAAAAAACTCGTACGCTTTATGGCTAGGGTCGTCTGGATTAGTAGCAGCTATAAAAATATTTTCTTTTATATGGGGTAGCCGCCCTAGTCTGGCTATGCACTCAGTAAAGAAAGCCATTTCTTTATTATTATTTTCTGTTAACTCTTCTATGACTATCATTGATAATTCTAAAGACCTAAACTTAGTATATTTTTTATCGTGCCATGATCTACTAATAATTTCAGAGCCATTTTTTAAAAACTTTATCGAGCTAGAAGTATAATTAATTATGTAGTCTACGCCTTCGACGAAAGCATTAGTTAACATTTCTATAATTTTTAAAAAGATAGTATCTTTAAGGTCGGGCATAGCCTTACGGCCTATCATAGCCCTAGCTCCGTTAAACTCTGTACAGTGTTTAATAACTAACCAAGCTAGTAACGTAGATTTAGCCGAGCCTACCGAGCCAGATAAAAGTAAATAGTGTGGGCCTGTAGAATAATCGAAGCGACATTTAATATCATAGATTACGTTATATTGATAAGGTATTAACTTAGGGTTAAACGTGAAGAAGTCTGGCGTAGAAGTAGTAACCGCA